GTTTGGTCCCCCTATCATATGGGACCGGCCTCGATTAATTGATCAGAACGCCTGAGAGGATCGCGTAGACAGCGCGCAAACGCTACCAATCGATCTCCATCCATTTTGGAAAAGAGATCGAAACATGCTCGGTCGATAGGACAACATGCCGGGCCGTCGCAAGTGCATCAGAAAGCCAAGCGTCATCACCGTAAGAGTCCATGATGAACTCTCGCGTTGAATCTTCGCTCATAATGACTTTCTCATTCACAATGTGATGTTCCAGTCTGTGCATGTCAATTCCACTGTTTCTTGTGAACCATGACAGTTCACTCCAGTCGAGTTTGTCCTTATCTTCCTCATTACCAAAGCGGGTCAGGAACAAGTCCCTGAACAACGGAAAATGTCTAAATTCGTAAGCGTAGGACAAAGCCTTCCCAGCCATGTAGGCTGAGTCGGATAACGCCTGGTTAGAGCTCACACGGACGTTGAAGCGAGCAAGAGCTTTGCCGAGCAGGGGCATCATGCATGGCCTTTCGCCATACATGCAAAACCTGCGCGACAAAAACGTCATTTCACCCGAAGGTGATGGCGTTTTGCCCTTGAGCTTCATCTTCCAGTGATCCCAGACCCAAGCGGTCCAATCCACACAGTCGACTGGTTTGCTGACCATCGCACTCATATCGTCACCTAGGGTGTCGGCGTCAGCCTCAGCCCCTATACGATTACAGTAGCGTGCGAATATAGTCGCATCCAACACCGTGTTCCTCGGTGTCGTTATGGTCGTGCCAGTCGGCAATTGGTTGGCCAATTGCGCCGTGTGACCGAATTCAAAATTCTTAGTTGTAAAAACCCGCATGTCGCTTAACAGTTTGCGGAACCACAGAGGTGCCCCGACCTTCTCACAAAAGGCGTCAAAAAGTTTGACGACGCCCTTACGTTGATAAAGATCATTGGAACTAAAGTCCCCCTCTGCACCGTTCGTGAACCTTGATTCATCGAGGTGCCGCGCCAAGTCCAGGTCCGTCTTTTTATAGGCGAACATGAACTTGACACTGCCGAGCTTCGATTTCAAAAACAGTTCATCCAACCTCTCACACAAGACCATGGCTACTGGTCCAGTGAGTGCGTTGAAGTGGTCGTTGCCAGCGTAAATGAGGCGTGGAGCCCAATCGCTGGAATAGCGTTTGAG